GCACCAGATTGGTGGGAGGGTTATAAAGGAGCATGAGAGTTTTAGTAGAATCATACGGTGATGTTAGAATCTTTTATGATAGACCATTCGGTTACAAACGATACATTGTAGAATGGCCAGATCGTACACAAATGTATAGTGGTCTATGGTACAAAGAAAAGAAAGTAAAAAAAATAGTAGAAGAGCAATTGAAAAATGCCACTGTATGATTTCAAAGATAAAGAGACAGGAGAAATCCTAGAGAGAATGGTTTCTCTAGCAGATTATGATCAGTTTCTATTGGATAATCCAAATCTAGAACGAGTGCATACTAAAACACCAGGCATAGTTTCAGGCGTAAACACACAGAGCAAAATGGCAAACTCAGGTTTCAATGAAGTTCTTTCAAAGATCGCTGAGAAACATCCATCATCTAGACTTGCTGACACTCACGGCAACAAAACAATTAAAGATATCAAAACAAAAGAAGTTGTTAAGAAGCACATTAAGAATGGTGCTATAGACGGTATCAATCCTCACTAACCTCATTGACAAGGGAAACATTTCCCTATAAAATAGATATATGACAAAATTAAAAACTCAACTACTTGAGTTGTACGAACTCGAAGACATTCAGTTGAATACAGTCGAGGTCGATGGTAAAAGATATTATACAGATTCGACAGGCGTAAAGAAATATCCGTCTGTTACTACTGTAACATCTTTATTGACCAGAGATCAGATCAAACTTTGGCGTCAGCGTGTTGGTGAAGAGAAAGCAAATCGCATATCTTCACGAGCATCAAATCGTGGTACAAAGTTTCATTCTCTTGTTGAAGATTATCTTCGCAAAGAAAAAGAATATATCGAGTTTGATGATGTCATGCAGGAGGCACAGTTCAAAGGTATTCAACCTGTGTTAGATGAAATCATGCCTTTAGCTCTCGAAGCGCCAATGTATTCCGATAATCTTGAAATGGCTGGACGAGTTGATTGTGTTGGTCTATTTGATGGTGCTATGAGTATCATAGACTTCAAGACAAGCAGTAAGTTCAAGACAGAAGAAATGGCAACACCTTGGTATTATCAAATGACAGCATACGCCGTCATGGTCGAAGAGTTGACAGGCAAAGCAGTGGAAGAATGTGTAGCATTAGTTGCTATGGAAGACGGGCACTTTCAAGTGTTCGCTTGTAATCCTGAAGACTATGTGGAGAAACTATATGATCTTCGACAGCAATACAGAAACTTATATAAAGTATGATATCAAAAAAAGAATTTACAGAACAAGTTGAGAGATTGTGTATGTCTGGTAAAGCAGACATCATGAGTGCTATCTTAAAGGTATGCGAACTCAATGGCATAGAACCAGAGGGTGCAAAACGGTTGCTAAGTAATCCTTTGAAAGAAAAATTAGAAGCAGAAGCAGAGTCGCTCAAGATGATTAACAGAGAACAATCATCGAGAGCATCATTGTCAAGTTTCTTTGCAACCACTGAATAGGAGAATATTATGAAAACAGGTGATATAGTAACAGTAGTTGCAGTGAGTGGCGAATATGTTGGTCGACTAGAAGAAGATGGCGTAACACTAAAAGACCCTAGAATGATCGTACAGAATCCAGAAGATGGTTCTATGGGATTTGCTAGAGGTGTTGCAGTAACAGGCCAAGACGGACCTACAACAATGACATTCAACACTTATGTCTTCATGGCAGAAACGAATGAGAGAGTTGCAAAAGCATGGACAGAAGCAACTAGCAGTCTTGTAGTACCGAGTAAAAAACTTGCAAAGTAGAGAAGGACTAGATGCTTATTTGTTGTATCTCGGTATTAAGTTACACTTTCATACCGAGAGTTACGACTTTATCAAGTATAATGGCAAAGTAGATGCTACGCTCAATGCGTACATGAAAAGAAAGGATAAGTTTCACTTTGCCAAACTTGCCCGAAAATATGGTGATGAATTAAAAGACTTTTACATTGCCAATCTTTGTGAGAAAGATTATTGGGCAGGCGATCTTCTAGAGAATGAAGCACACAAACGCTTTACTGAATGGAAGAAACGCCAACAAAAATTATCATACATGTTTGAGAATGATGTACAAACCTTATTAAAGAAAAGAGGCATACGAGAAGTTCTAGCATGTAACAATGGTCAACTACCTATTCTACTCAAAGAGTATATGGGTAAAAGAATCTCACCTGAAACTTTGGTCATGATCTTGGACATTACCAAATGTGAAGACAGGTGGAACAAGGAGATCACCGATACATTAATCTATCCTGATCTCATAAACAAAATAAACAAATATAGAAGCTTTCTTTCCTTTGATGTAAGAAAGTATGCAGTCAAGTTAAAAGAATTATGCTTACAATAGTTGGTAATGGTCCGAGTCGTTTAGACTTTGATCTGAATGAGATCGGAGAATGGTGGGGTTGTAACAAGGTCTATCTAGATTACACTCCAGATTTACTGTTCTGTGGTGACATTGCAATGCAAAACGAGGCTGTGCATAAAGACAAGTATTACTATCATAGTAAATTGTTTTGGGCTGGTGCAGAAGTACTGGACATTTCAATGTTAGATATTATTAAAATGGGAATGGAACAATCTCATAGTCTGATTCGAGAACTGATCCATCCAGAAGATACTCATTTTGTAGTTCAAGGTAATAGTGAGTATTGTGATTTACTCGGGCTTAATGGTTCCCATAGCGGCAACATAATTATGTATAATAATTTGCTGCTCAGGAATCTATTAACAGGACAATTAGCCCTAGGTTATGCTTTAGATCAAGGACACCAAGAAGTTGAATTACTAGGTTTTGATGTTCTTGATCCAGATATTGACAGTGTGGACAATGTCTATGTCGGTACAGGTGGTTCTTATGAATGGGATTACCATGAAGGAGATATGGTGAACATGACCCAAAAGAGTCAGTTCATAGCACTGTTACAACACTACTCAGATCGAAAAGTATATTTCAAAAAGTCACTAGACGAAAGAGTACTTATCGATTATACTAAACTCCCTTATTATATAAATAATAGGGAATGGTTGTTAGGAATAGGTTTTCGTGACGACCATGAGAACGATGATATCGGTCTCAGAAGATAAAATGCGATACAATGTTAATACAATAGGAGAATACAATGTCGACATTAGATAAGCTAAGGCAGGCCATGGAGTCTGCATCACCTTCTCAAGGCTCTGAGAAGAAATCCTACGATGATAATTATTGGAAACCAGAACTCGATAAGAGTGGTAATGGTTATGCAGTAGTTAGATTCTTACCTACACCCACCGATGAAGAGATGCCTTGGGTATCATACTTCGATCATGGGTTTCAAGGACCTGGTGGTTGGTACATAGAGAAATCTTTGACCACTATCGGTAAACAAGATCCTGTATCTGAGTACAACACTCAACTTTGGAATACAGGCATCGAAGCCAATAAAGAACAAGCAAGAAAGCAGAAGCGTAGATTACACTATGTTTCTAACATCTATGTTGTTTCTGATCCAAAGAATCCTCAGAACGAGGGTAAAGTCTTCATGTACCGTTATGGTAAGAAGATTTTTGAAATGTTGAAAGAGGCAATTAGTCCTGCATTTGAGGACGAAGCGCCTATCAATCCGTTTGATCTCAGAGGTGAGGGTGCAAACTTTAAAATCAAAATCAGAAAAGTTGATGGTTATTGGAACTATGACAAGTCTGAGTTCGATACACCTGCACCTTTATTTGATGATGAATCCAAGTTGAACGATATAAATAGTTCAACTCACTCGTTGAATGAGATCATTTCACCTAACGAGTTCAAGACTTATGAAGAGTTAAAAACTAAACTCGACAGAGTTCTTGGTCTATCAGGTGGCGTGTCTACATCGACAGCTGAATCAGTTGCAGAAGACCTAGAAGAAGTGCCTTGGTCAAATGTAAATACTGAAGCAGTTGCCGAAGAACCTGTAGCTCCATCAGTTGAAGCGTCAGTCGGAGAGAGTACAGACGATGATGCGATGGACTACTTCAAGAGACTTGCTACAGAGTAAGTTCTCTTGTACAAGGGTGCTACATGAACATGTGTAGCAGAACTGAGACCGTGGATTGGGGGTAACTCAGTAAGGGAAAGATGATTAGTCTTAGTGCGGAATCATCGGTCAACGGCGGGATGCTGTAAAGTTGAGGGGCTAGTTGACATTTTTAACTTGACAATGAGAGGCTAAATAAACTATAATCCTATATTATGACAATGGTAAAACCAAGAAAACATCCGAAATCTAAACAGCCTGAGCCGTTTGATCGTATGCTACGCAGGTTCAAAAAGGCCTGTGATAGAAAAGGTATAGTCAAAGAGGTGAGAGATCGCCAGTATTTTGAGAAACCTTCTTCTATTAAGAATACAAAGAATCAAGCTCAGAAGCGTAAGAGAAAATTGGATGCTATGAAGAAAGCACGAAAAGGATATAGAAGAATCTAGTCATGTCTAAGTGGCACGGTGGTAAGGGGTCGAAAAGACGCCCTTCAGATGAACAGTCATATTCTGATAATTGGGATAGAATCTTTGGAAAGAAAGAACCAGAGATTAAAGTTCGTAAGATAACACCTAAACACGGCAAGTCACAAGTTCACACTGACCAAACTAAGGTCATTCCTCGTAAACAAAAATATAAAGATATTAAGTAGAGACTGCTACAGAACTATTTAATGTACCTGAGTTATCTGTACCGACATCGCCTACTGAAGTATGAGAACTATTTGAGGTGTTAAAGTTTGTCTGAGGCATTACATAGTTCATGTAGATTTTTTCCTTCATGCCTAGTTCTTCGCCTTCATCCATTTGCCTCTGCAATCTTTCACCAGTACTTCTTTGTAGTTCGTCATTACCCACACCACCCAAGATTATAGAAGACATACCTCTATTAATATCAGCATCTGGATTTAATTCTTCAAACTCTCGTTCTAGATCATCGTAATCAAAACTTCTATATGCCTCACCATCTTTACCTGTGGTTGCCATAAGATCGATTCTTTCAGCGGCAGATAGACCTTCTTCATCGACATATTGTGAAGAGATTCTTCTAAATTGATCTCTATCAGATTCCATTTTAGCGAGTCTGGCTCGTTCTTTTTCTTTTCTCTCGGCAAATGCTTCGTCTGACTCATAAAAATATTGACCCAAATTAGCAATCTTTTCTTCTTGTTTGGCAATCTCTTCGTCCTTCTCAACTGCTTTAAACTCAGCGGCAAGGGCAGTAAAATTGGCCTGATCATCGTATTCTCGATCTTCTTTGAATTGAGTTACTTCTTCTTCTGTTTTTCCTAGATTCTCTAGTGCTTCATCTAAGTACACATCGCTTGATTCGTCTAAAACTCTTTCGCTAAATCTATCACCCCCAGCACCTTCGACTACAACTTCAACTGTTTCCATTTTACCAGTTTCTTGATTTTCTTCACGAACTTGTTGAACAAGTTCACCTTGTTCGTTTAAGTACATTTCATCTGTAATTAAACCTCTCTCAGCGATCTCTTGTTCTCTTGCAAGATTAAGTTCTCTTATCTTTCCTTCATCATTGCCTGCTTCTTCAATTTGTTTGTTATAACGCTGATTGATTTCTTCCATTTCTTTAGCGTCTTCTGCTCGTTGCTTTCTCAATGCAATGCCAGTTGTTCTTTCAGCCATTTTTTCTTTCATTGCTTTTTCTTCTGCATCTGATAAGAAACCAAGTGGACCTAACGCATCGTTGAGAGCTAGTACTAAATGGTCCATACCATTTGCAAATCTAGCAAAAAGATTTTGTATCAGATTGAAAGCACCTTGTAGTACATTGACTACCCCTAATGCATCGGCAAGTTTGTAAAGACCAAAAAGAACAGTACCGACAACAAGTGCAATAAGACCAAACTTAAGAGCAGCTAGACCCATTGGTATAAGAAGTAATCTAAGACCTGTTAAAAAACCTTTTATGCCTTTTTCTTGTTTCTTATCAAGTTTATCTTTCTTCTTATTTCTTTTATCGTCTTTCTTATCTTTAGTTTTTTCTTTCTTATCTTTTTTCTTATCTCGATCTTTGTCTTTGTCTTCGGCATCGCCACCAAGGCCCATTATAGAACCGAATGACATTGTGATAGGCGCAAAAAGATCACCGACTGCCTTCGTCTTATCTTTGATGTTGTCATTAAACTTCTCAAGATCGATGACACCGCCAGATAACTCTTTTAGACCACTAGCAAATCTATCTCTAGATTCTTTAGTTGATGCGTTAAGTTTTTCAAAGGTCTCTTTGATTGGCATTGTAAACTTAGTTACAATACTTTTTATCAGGCCTTTGTCTACTTCAACTTCTGGATTATCTGTCTTTTTCTTTTCTGCCACAATTTATTCCTACTTACCGAAAGCTTTTCCTGCTTCACTGATACCAAAACATCCAAGTGTGACCACTACGAATGATGTATAGATAGTATCAGATATTTCTAGTGGTTGGCCGTTCATAGCGGTTACTAGATCGAATATACCAAATGCAACCATCATCGCAAATGATATGAAACCTACGATAGCCTTTTCGTTAACATCATTGTCATCTAGAAAAATGTCTAACACTCTTCTCTTCTTTTTTGGCTCGATAGATTTCTTTTGAGCTTGCGCTTCAACTTTCATTCTAGCGATTTCTTTTTCCTTCTCGTGAAGGTTATTAATTAGAGCATCATATTTTTCTAGGTCAAGTTCGACTTCGTTTCTTTTTGTATCTACTGATTCTGTCATCTTCTTTTCCTATTTTGTTGTTGTCTTCTCATGCGTTCATTTTCTTCTTCTAGATGTTGCATAAGAAGTTTGATATAAATCTCCCTTTCCCATGGTATCATTTCATCTAGTTCAGTTAACGAATACTTGTGGTGTTGCATTAACTGAAAATTAGTTTGGTAATAATTGTATACCGTTTCATGAGAAAGGGCTACTAGAAAAAACTTTCTAGCCCTTTCAATTTAACAAGTTGTTCTTTTTCACAAACAGGACATTTGAGTTCGATATCGTGTTGTAGAGCTGGCATATCTTGTAACCATTTCCCAATCATCTCAATCTGATTCACAGATAAACTCTCAACGAATTCATCTATCTCCTTGTTTGAATAGTCTTTCAACTCATAGACTGCTTCTTCATCATAAATTGTTTCAATGCAAGATTTTAAAATGTTAAAGAATGTTTTTTCTTCATCATTTGGATCAATCTTCGATTGCACACTAGCTTTTGGATATGTCATTGTTACACCCATTGTTTCAGACAACTGAATGTTGTTATCTGGAACATTACTTTCATCAACAGTAACATCATTCAAATCTAATTCAAATGGTATGACTCCTGAACAATCTTCAACTTCACAAGGCATTTTTAGTTTTACAGTTTCACCAACTGATTTACATCTTACCTGTAAGAAGAAGTATTCTAGGTCAGCCAACGCCATCTTATCAGCGTCTAGTATGTTAAACGATACTGCTTTGACCAATGTCTTCAAAGCATTATACATTTCCTTTTCGTTATCACCTTCTTGCATTAGAACTAGAGTCTTTTGTTCTTTTACAAGAAAGGGTCTAAACTTCACCTGTTTCTTACTCAAAGGCAGAGTACAAAAATACTCAGGTGCCTTTTGAATCGGTAACGCCATAATATACTCCTATATTTTTATATGCCAAAACCGCTTAGTCCGCCGCTAATGCTACGAACACGATCTTGGAATTTGTTCACTGCACGGCTATCTTTACCTGCAACGCCCAAAATCTGGTTGAAAGCATTTAATGCTCTCGATCCCTTATTTAGTATGTCTGTAAGGGTCTGTGGTTGTTCTTTATATTCTGTAGAGAATGTTCTAAATGCCATAGTGACTTCGAACTTGAGAATCTCATCGACTGACTCGTATGCTAAATCCATTGCACTGTACGATACTGGATATGCCTCGTGAAGTGTGTAGATTAATGATTCATTATCTCTTTGGTTTAAAACTGCTATTCTTACTTCACCAACATAATCGTAATAATATGAGAAGTAAGGTTGTAATGATGTTGTGACTGAGTCTGTACTATCGTTGGCATATATTGCATCTTGCCATGCCTGTATTAAAAATCTATCAGCGAATGATGTATCACATAAGAATTGAAATGTTGCTTCGCCAGCATCCATTTCTATACCAACAGGCATCTTTCTGTTTGGTCCGTATTCAGATGCTTCTAGTGTTGTCATTTGACGACCAGGTAATTGTGCGTTAGAACATCGTACACCATCAATATTAAATCCTAAATTAGGACATTGCATTGATACTTCGAATCTATTAGCACGAGCCCCTTGGTCGAATTGATATCTAAGTTTGTTTATGTCTTGTTTTTTTTCTTTGAAAATTTCGATGCCACCGATTCTGTCACCGACATTTGATATTCTATCTAAAATCTTTTTAGCCATTTATTTTGTTCCTACTATCTCTATACACATCGATTACACTTGCTTTACTGAAACTAGCTGTTGGTAACATTGCGACAATATCCCAATATTTAGGTTCTACTTCAAGGGCAGAACCTTCAACATGCGAATAAAGATATCGTTTTACAGCAGCTCTAGATGCTCTTAACTTAGATACACTATTCAGGATATTCCAAGAAATTCGTATTCTAGTTGTCTCATCGAACTCTTCATTATTCGTATATTCAAAAAGTTTATCGAGTAACTGGATTCTTAATCTTGGAGGAAGATAGTGTAAATTCAAACCAAGAAAGCCAGATGCGTATGTCTCAACAATGATCACACAAGGAAAAGTGTCGTAATAGGGCAACAACTCTTTGTACTTTGGATCATAGAAGTATGTAAACATACGACCTTCTAAGAATCTTCGGGTCTTATCTAGGTCTGATTTTTTGTAGAATTGTTCTGAGTTTGTTTTGATTCGTCTGATACGCTGTCGAAACCATTTGAGGCTTTCAGTGCTTCTTCTTTTTAACTCAGAGGGAGATTCGTTATCTAATCTTTCTAGTAGACTCGCCATGCCTACTATTTATACTACCGAACGGTAATAATTACCTTTTCGTCTTCATATCTCCTATCGACATCGTTAATGTTGATACAAAGATCGAAATCATCTAGGGTGAACACTTGACCTTCTTTAACAAAAATCTCAACGCCATGATCGTCTCCGTCATAGTGTACGAAGGCATCGAGTTCTGGTGATCTGTAATTGATCATTTTAGGTTTAGTATTACGAAATAACTCTTTGACTATTTCTTCCATATTTCGAAATGGGTCCATGGTTTGTTCTAAATGTGCTTCTAACATGAATACAGTATCTTGATCGCCGATAAACTTCTCACATCTAGAGAACCACACACGAGCCTTTTCTTCTGGAAAATAGGATAACCATTCATCAAAACTGAGTTCTGGTTTATCGATACGATTCATCGGATCCCAAATGACAAGATTCGTATCATATAATCCTAACATACACAATGCTTTGACTCTATTAGGACCTGGATGAAAGTGAATCCAATTTCGAGTGTCTTGTTCTCTTAATACGCCGTTTGGTGGTGACCAGACGCCGTTTCTTCGGATGTCAGTGTAGAGATACCATACTTTGTAGGTAAGAATATCTTCTGATATAATGCATTGATTCTTCCAATGGCTTTTTGTCATCCAACCATTGTCAATTGCTTCTTGTATTGTGATTACTTTAGGTTTACAATGTGTCTTTTCATCCCACAAGTGTTTAACTTCTTCGAGTACACCTTCTTGATCTTTAAAACCTAGTGTCTTGTATATCTTATTGCCGTTGTGACCATATTCGAATTTTTTCATCTTCGTATTCCTCTTTTACATCGATATAGAGTTTAGTCAACTTCCTAAAATCGCTTTGTTGAAATATGTAATCGCCCTTTGTTGTTACGACAACACCTTCTGATCCATCGTATTGTCTAAAGTACTCTTTAAGTTCAGGTGTTGTTTCACCATTTAGTTGTGGTTTTTTATGTTTGTATAAGTCTCGTTTGATATCGAGTTCTGCTTGTTGAATTAAATCTCTTCTTTCACCGACATGCATTTCAATTATGTATTCGTGAGCAACACCAAATCTATCTTTACCCACATCAAATATATTCATCCATTGATCATAACTTAATACTGGTTGATCTCTTTCGCCAGCATCCCACATGATCACTGGAGCATCCCATTTTTCTAACATCATAAGTGCGTAGATGCGTGACATACCAGGATGAAAAAATAGTTTATTGTTATTTGATACTGTACACTGTATTGTAGAATACAATCCTTGTGTTTGTTCTTGCATCATCAACCATTGAACTTTACAACAATGAAAAGACCAATTCTTTTCTTTTGGTTCCATTTCTTCAAATGATGTAACACCAGTCTTGACATCTTTGATCATATACTGAACATATTCGTCTACTGTTTTTAGATGATAATTATCTTCGAACCATCCTACATTGTCTCGAATCCACCCAAGTGTTGTGATCTTAGGTTTTGCTTTGTTTTCTACAATGTAATCGAAGTGTCTACGAAACTCTTCGTTGAATTCATTTAGGGGATAATTTTTAGTTTTGCCATCAAAGACTTCATCTTGTGTTGGTTCAATTAAACGCATTTAAAAAATCCTCGACTCTCTTTAAGTCTTGTACTGTATCTACGGAAAGGCCTTCATCTTCTACTTCGACCATAAGAACATCATAACCATTCTCTACAAATCTTAGCATCTCTACTGATTCAGCTTTCTCTAAAGGTCCGATATCAAGTTTTGTAAATCTTTCTAGAGATTCTCTACTAAAACAATATAGACCTAGTTGTTGTTTGAATACTGGTTCTTCTTTCTGTACAAATGGTATGGGTAATCGTGAATAGTATTGAGCCATTTGTAACTTGTTCTTGACTACTTTAACAACATTCGTATCATGTTGTTTGTAAGAATCTTTGACTTTGACATAGGCATTAGATACGCCGATATGATCTTGGTGTGCATCTACTAAAGCATCTATAGCTTCTGGATTAATTAGAGGTTCGTCTCCTTGTATGTTTACAAATCTTGCACCATCTACCATTGACACAGCACTTGCACATCTATCTGTTCCTGTGAAACATTCGTCTTCAATTACAATACATCGCATTTCGTTTATAGCACAATACTCATAGATTCGTTGATCATCGGTCAGAACAACAACTGTATCAAGTGATTCTGCCATGCGACAACGATCATATACACGGCGAACCATTGGTATGCCGTTAATTAACGCTAGAGGTTTTCCTTCGAATCGAGTCGAAGACCATCTTGCAGGTATAAAACCTACGGTAAGATTACTTGACTTATCTGGTCCACTGAGACTTCGCATTTCACTTGTCCATATCCATAATTTGCATGTATAAAATCTACGCCTGCTCTTTGAGCACATTCATAATCACTTTGCATATCGCCGATGTAAACTGTATCTATCGGATCAACATTACAAAATGCCATAGTATATAGTAGTTGATCAGGTGACGGTTTGCCACGCAAACCAGCCTTAGGCGCACAAACCCAATCGAACTCTGGAAGTTTTTCTCCATCCATTATCAATGATGCAAGAACATGTTTTACTCTCGCCATATCTTTTGATGTACAGATTGCAATTTTACAACCTGCCTCTTTGAGTGCATTGAGTGTCTCAATAACACCAGGATAAATCTTCACATTATCAAGACTCATTGTTGATGCTTCGTCATAAGTCTTTTTGATTTGATGTTGGTCTTCTGTAATACCAAGTTCGTCTAAGATATCAAAGAAAGGTTTACCAATTTGTTTGGCATATTCTGAAAAAGGTATCTCAATATTGTGATTGAGTTTTACAACATCCCAAGCAATTTCCATGTTGGGTAGAGAATCGATGATAACGCCATCGAGATCAAACGCATATAATTTCTTCATTTTTTAGGAAGTATCTCCTTTTCTGTAAGTATTCGAAATCTCATTCGTCTATCTTTACAGTAGTTTTTTGCCGCTTCAAACTTTGCCTGATTCACTAAGTATGTATTGACTTCGGTCAGGAACTTCTTAGTTTGACGCTTTGGCGTTTTAGGGGGAAACAATTGTTTATGAGGTTTAACTTCAATAATCTCACGCACAACTTGTTTATCCTTATTGGTATATTTTACATAAAAATCGGGGAAATATCTATGTACTTTTTGGTCTAAAGGTGATCTATATGGTATTATGATCTCTTCAGACCCCCATTCAATAATTGCACTATTATTGTCACACCAGACCATAAATCTTCTTTCTAAGAGAGATCGGTAGAAGATTCTAGTTGGGTCACCTTTGTATTTCTTGTAATTCTTCGGTCTGAATCGGCCGCTATATGGTTTTTTTGACATAAATAATAAATAGTAAACTAACTCCACGGTATTTATAACTTATGGCATACATCGATAAACTCATAGGAAAATTCAACAAAGCTCAAAGCGCTGTAAACTCAATCAAGGGCGTAGCTGCAAAATTACAATCTGTTAATTATAATACAGCATTAGATGAGTTAGGTGAACAGAAGTCAGAGATATTAGAAAAAATAAAAGCAAGAAGATCGGCTCTAGAAACATCACTCAATGCTAAGAATCGTGCAAAAGGCGATCTACTTAAACAAACACCTAACGGTACACCTACAGAATTAGTATACCCATTACACGATGATCTACAAAATTATGTAGTGTTCGATATAAGAGGTAGAAGAAATCAATCAGCATCTGGAGGAGAAGCACAATTTCATGATGCACCAAAATCTATTGCATTGTATGTGCCTGACGCTTTAGTATCACAAGCAAATGTTGAATATGAGAAAGCAAGTATCGGTCAATTAGGTCGAGCATTTATGAATGTCAAAAAGGCAATCGATTCACCACAAAACGATTTAGCAAAAGCGATTGGTGATAATGCAGATCAATTGATTGGTGGTATGATCAGTGGCATGATGAACAGTGCAACAGGTGGTCTTTCAAACTTAGCTGCTGGTAAGGCAGTCAACCCGTTAGAAGAACAAACATTGAGTGGTATACCATTCAGATCATTCTCATTTGGTTTTGAATTCTATCCAAGATCAGAACAAGAAGCACAAATAGTCAATGAGATTATACATTCGTTTAGAAGAGCAATGTTACCTGACACATTTGGTGGTGGTATAAAAGAGGCATTTGGTGGTAAATCTAATTCAACATTAGAAACTGCAAACTTAACACCTAACTTCTTTAACTATCCAAATATCTTTGATGTCTACTATGACGGACCAATCGCTGGTAAAGTCGATGGATTCTTACCTGCTGTATTGACTTCATGTGAAGTTGATCACACAGGTGGTGAAAAATTTGCAACTTACTATGATGGTCAGATTGTTAAGACAACAATGAACTTACAATTCCAAGAGATCAGAATCCTAACTCAAGAAAACTATGATAAGATTTCAGCTCTTAAATTAGAAAATGGTAAATTAGTACCTAGATCAAATCAAGAAAGAGCAGAAGCTTTGAGAGATGGTGGTAATAGTATACTTGATAGTTTTAACTCATCTCAGAGAGGTGGAGGATAATCGATGGCAACAGAGTTCTTTAAAAACTTTCCTAAAATCCAGTACAAACTGAATGATGGTAGAATCATATTCATCAAAGACTTTTTTCGAAAGTCAAAGATAGAACAAGAAGCAGTCAGAGGCATAGTAGAGTATTCTCTCTATGAGATTCAGAATGGCGAAAGACCAGATATAGTGGCATCTAAGTTATATGGCAATCCAGATTTACATTGGTTGTTCTTTCTTGTTAATGACTTCGAAAACTATTATGACTGGTATATGGACCAAGAAACATTTCAAAGATACTTAGATAAAAAGTATCATGGTCAATATCTTGTCTTTGATCAAAGTACAAGCGTTGTTAGTTCAACATCAAAGTTTTTATTAGGTGAAAAGATTACAAGTGCAACAGGCAGTGGTAGAATTATCGAAGTCGACCCAACACATAAAAGAATAGGTGTCGATGTTATAAAAGAATTTGTAGCTAGCGAAACAATTACAGGCGCAGTTAGTGAAAAGACTGCCACACCTTCAAGTGTAGTTAATAGAGTTGATGGTGTTTTTGAATATAAAAATTCAGATGGTGTAAGAAGAAACAGCACTGATACTGGTTTTTCAGAGGTAACATACTTAGACCATGAAATAGAAGTAAACGAGGCAAAGAGAAATATAAAAGTCATTAGACCCGAATTAGTTCCTGGTATTATCAGACGATTCGAGAAAGTAATGTTATCATGAGTGGAAATTTTGTACCAGGCGAGGTATTAATAGATGCTATTACCCTCGTCAATCAAGAAGGCGATGTCATTGATCTATCTAAAGTATGTGGTCAAATTGATATCTTTGAAGGAATAGATTCTAACTTTGTATCTGGAAGATTATCTATTGCCGACAGTTTAGGTCTTTTTCGTAGGTACAAAATACTTGGTCAAGAACATGTTACAATTCGTTATAGATCAAAATTTGGTATTGATGAATTTGAAGAGGGCGATTTTTCAGTAGAAAAAGTTTTTAGAATTTTCAAAATAGATAACATAAGAAGTACGCAAATGAAGACTTATGGTTATGTTCTCCACTTCATCGATCCTAAATTTTTCACATGTCAAAGAACAAGACTCTCAAAAGTAATGAGAGGTTCATATTCAGAAATCTTATTACAAACACTTCTTAAAGATGCACAATTCGAATCATTACCAAAAAACAATCAGATCGATTTTTGGGAAGAATCGTTACCAGAGAATCAACAGATAGTTTGCCCAAACTGGTCTATCAATAAACTTATAGATTACATACAAGAAAACGCAAACATTGGAGAAGAGGCAGTCTACAAAAATAGTATGTTCTTCTTTCAGACACTAGTTGGTGGTTACAAGTTCATGTCACTCAATCAAATGTTGAGTGGTGAAAATGACTTTGCAATACCTTTTGATTTTAAACCTAGAAATGTAGACATATCACAAGAAGAGACAGACACAAATGATCCTGACGCTGGTCAATCAACTCGTATTCTTAAATTTAAAATTAATAAAAGAGGAGATACAATCTTTGGTGTAACTTCAGGTGCTTA